TACTCTTGTTGAAACATATTCATCATATAGAGGACGTGTAAGTTCTGTTGTAACGCAAAACTGTGAATATAGTCCAGTACACCATTATGAAAATGACTATTTGACATTTAGAATTACAAGCGCAGGAACAATTTGTTGGAAATCAGTTGGAAGTGGATATGCGAAAACAATTGAGTATAGCCTTAACGGTGGCGAATGGACTTCCATAACAGCAGCATCGTCTCCTACTGCAATAAATGTTGTAGCTGATGATGTTATAAGATTCAAGGGTACTAATACTACATATGCTGGAAGTAAATCTGCTTATGCTTCATTCGGAAAAGACACTAGTGGGTCTACGGATATAGGCTCAACTGCCTATTTTGTGGCTGAAGGTAATGTAATGTCGCTTATTTATGGTGATAATTTCATTGGAAATACAGCAATGACAGGAACATACAATTTCTGTTCATTGTTTAAACGCACACATATAGAGTCTGCTGAGAATTTAGTATTACCATCAACAACGTTGACAGAATATTGCTATCGTGCAATGTTCAGTTGGTGTACGGAGTTAGCAGTATCTCCAAAGTTACCAGCAACAACTCTTGCTAAAGGCGTTTATTGGTATATGTTTGAGAAGTGTGCAATAACTGAAGCCCCAGAACTTCTTGCAGAACATTTGGTTGCTGAATGTTATGGTAATATGTTCACTGGTTGTGCAAGCCTTAACTTTATTAAATGTATGGCAATTGATGGATTTAGCACAACCAACTGTAAGCAGAATTGGGTTACTGGTGTTGCATCAAGCGGTACATTCGTAAAGGATAGTGGAGTTGCTGTATCTACTTGGACTAGAGGTGCAAGCGGTATTCCAACCAATTGGTTAGTGTACGATGATGTTCCAGTAGTTCCACCTACAATCACATATGATGGATTCAGTGAAATAACATTAAGTTGTGATACGCAAGGTGCTGACATATTCTATAGATTAAACAATACTGGAGAATATAGTGCATATACAACTGCCATAACGATAACAGCAGACACTATTATACAAACATATTCTGAATTGAATGGTCAAGAAAGCCGTACAGTGTCTCAGACTTGTCAATATGTAAGTGATGTGCCTATTGAATATTCAAACAGAGACTTGAAGAAGTGGCAATATGGTGGTAACGAAATTACCACGCCATATTCAGTCAATGCAATTGATGGTCATTCAGCAAGCTATGCGAAGGGAACATTTAACTTTGAGACAAGTTTTGCACTGAGTGGGGCACAGCCAACGTATTTGTGGTTCCAGCATGCCGACCATTCGGCATCAATATATGTTGATGACACATTGGTTGAAAAGCATTGGGGAGGCTATGCAGCATTTACCACTGACATATCAGAATACGTACACAGTGGAACAAATAATATCAAGGTTGCAATTAAGAACAATGAAGGAAACTATGTTGCGCCAGCTAGTGGTGACTTTAACTTCAATGCTACACTTGGTAATGTAAGACTGTTGACAAGTCCATATCTTCCAGCTATGAACTATGGATATGACGGATTCCACGTTACATCAACAGTATCTACAGGGTATGCAACAATCAATGTGGCAACGACAATCCCTACTGGCGCTACTGTTACTTGTACGATAAGCGGTACGAATTGCAGTTATACTGCAACAAGTGCTAGTACTGGTGCTGAAATGATATTCACAACAACTATCACCGACCCACATCTTTGGAATGGTAAATCTGACCCATATTTATATGATATTACAGTAGAGATTACTGAAACCAGCAGTGGTGATTTATACCATAGGTTCACAAGACCTTATGGATTGAGATACTATGAGTATGTAATCAATGACATAACAAAGGTTGGTACTGCTGAAAATCCATATACTGGATTCTTGCTTAATGGTTCTCCATATCTTCTTAGAGGATGCTGTATGCACGATGATATAGAAGGAAGGGCAAATGCATTGACTGAAACCGATTATGACAATACATTCGCTACCATACAAGAACTTGGACTTAATTTCTTACGTTTAGCTCATTATCCTCATCCGAAGGAGGTATATGACAGATGTGATGCATTGGGTATAGTTGTGCAGACTGAAGGCCCTTGTGTTAACAAGTTACAGTCAACAATGCCAGAAGACTATTATACACACTTAACTGGTCAGTATACAGATATGGTTAATCAGCATTATAACCATCCTTGTATCTTCTTCTGGGGTCTTAGCAATGAGACAACAACTGATGACAAGGCATTTGGTAAGCAGAAGGTAGAGGAATACACTGCACTTATCAAGAGTCTTGACTCTGAGAGAATGGTAGGTTATGTGCTTGCACAAAGTCCTGGTACAAGTCCAAGTGCATATTATAACGACCCATCTAATGTTGACTGGTTCGGATGTAATATATATGTTGGATGGTATGACAGTCCAAATTCTAATACTCCTGTGTCACAGATTAACACACGTCTTAACAACACCATCAATAGGGTTGGTAAGCCAATGGCATACTCAGAGTATGGATGTGGCGGTACACAGCGTTGTCACTCAGATGACTTTATGAATACAACCACAAGGGGTAATCACGAAAGGCATGACATTGAGTATATGATGTGGCTACATGAAGGACATATTGCGACAATCAAGCAATATCCGCAGTTGATGTTCACTTCACAGTGGCAGTTGTTCGACATTGCTGTGGCAAACAGAAATGAGGGATATACAGTATGTCTTGATGGTGAGAACACAAGTATTGATGATGAATTGAGAAGGTTGAATAACAAGGGTCTTGTTGAGAGAGACCACGTTACAAAGAAAGACCCATTCTATCTTTACAAGGCATGGTGGAATCCAACACCGTTTGTGCATATATGTGGAAAGAACTATACCAAGATAATTGACAGAAAGATTAAGTGTTACACTAATGAAACAGGTACAGCTACATTGTACGTAAATGGTACTTCTGTCGCAACAACAACTGTTACAGACTATATTGCAGAATTTACTGCACAGAATTTCAATAGTGGTGACGTGATTAGAGTAGATGTAGGAACGGTAAATGATACATTTACATTTGGTGCATAAATAACATATTAATAATATAAAAAGAATTATGAAATATTTAAAAAAATTTGAGACACAAGCTGATTATGAAGCAGCACAAAGTGGATTGATACTACCTAATGTATCATTGATTACAGAGACAAATGGTGTGGCATATAGCCCATATATTGACCCTTGTAAGCAATACGATTATGTAGAAATTGGTGGTATTAAGTGGGCAACAAAAAATGTTGGTGCTTGTAATGTGACTGACACTGGACTTTATTTCCAATGGGGCGATACAAGTGGCTATACTGCTTCGCAAGTAGGAACTGACAAGATATTTGATTGGGCAAACTATAAGTATTGTGATGGTACACATTCAAATATGACTAAGTATAATAGTACAGATGGTAAAACTATATTAGACCTTTCAGATGACGCAGCAAGAACCAATTGGGGTGGTAATTGGAGAATGCCAACAATTGATGAGGTTCAAGTATTAAAAAATGCAATAACTAGTGCTTGGACAAGTGATTACAATGACAGCGGTGTTGCTGGGCTTATATGTACTGATAAAACAGATAGTTCAAAGGTACTGTTCTTCCCAGCTTGTGGGTTCGCTAACGGTAATGGTGTGTGGGAAGTTAATACTAAATGTAACTATTGGACAAGTTCTCTTGATACTATGTATTTAAATAGCGCATACGAATTCGTTTTGCATGATAATGGTGGGTATTGGCAATGGTCTTCGTGGCGACAGAGTGGCTTCCAAGTTCGTGGTGTACTTGATGAATAATATTTAATTCTATAAAAACATACTGGTTTTGCTAAAATCTTGATATTTATGTATAAGATAATAACATGAAATAAAATATTTAAATAAAAAAATTATGATACAGAATCTTTATTCTTTAGGACTTTTGCGTAACGGTAAGGTTTATGCAAACAAGGAAGCGGCTTATCAAGCCCTTACTCAGAGCGCAACAAATGATGGTGTTGCAAAACTTGCTCGTTATCTTTATCCAGAACTTGGTGGACAGCCAATAATCCGTACATTGGTTGGCTTCTATGCTAATGCTGATGAGATGACTGACGCTGGTGGCGGTAGGTCATACTATACCATCCTTGATATTGAAGGTAGTGCAGCAGAGGTTGAGGAAATAAAGGAAGAAATTGCAGCCATCAATGGAATCATTGGTAACGGCCTTTCTCCAAAAACATTGACAGAGGCAATCAACGACATCAATACAAAAATTGGTGATGGATTTGATGAAAACCACACTGTTGCAAATGCTCTTTCAGAACTTGAACAAGCACTTAAAGACGCATTGACAGTAACTCTTGAATCAAGTGATGACCCAGACTATGCAAAGGTGTATACACTTAAGCAAGGTGGCGAACTTGTTGGTACTATCAACATTCCAAAGGACATCGTAATCAAGGAAGGTAAACTTGTTCATGGTTATTGGAATGGTGATACGTTCACAGAGGATGAAGAAGGACCAGATGTTGCTATCAAACTCACTCTTAACAATGACGATGTAATCTATATCAACGCTAAAGACCTTGTTGATACTTATACTGCTGGTAATGGTATTTCATTGGAAGATAATGTTATTTCAATCAAATATAACAACCATAGTGAGGAATTCCTTGTTGTAGATGAGGATGGTATTAGGGTTGAGGGCATACAAGCAGCAATTGACAAGAAGGCTGACGAAGAGAGACTTGAGGCAAGTGATGGTATCTCAATCGCTTCAAACAAGGTTAAGGCTGTTGCAGCAGGATATTCAGCTCCAGCAATCAAGAACCCTATTACAGTAGATAAGGACGGTATCAAGTTCGCAAATGTATTGGATTGTGGCTTCTTCGATGATGAGACATCTATTGTTAATACAGCAGAAGGCATTGCAGCAATCACAGACCCACAGAATACTGATGTGTTCATTAATGGTGACGAGGCATTAAATGCACTTGCAGCAAAGAAGACATTCAAGAATCTTGAAATTGCAAACGTTGAGGCAGCACAGCAAGTTAACCTTGCAGCAGTTGAGTCAATAACACTTGATGACGTTGAGGTAACTGGTGACAAGGGTTCTTCAAATGGATATTTCTTGGTAGATGCTCCAAAGGTTGATGTTTCAAACATAACTATTGCAGATGGTGCAAAGCCATATAACGTATTCGAGGAAGTTGGTGCTGGTACTGATTCATTCAACGCATCAAATGTAAACGTTAACGATGTTGCACTTAAGCACAATGTATTTAACATTTACAGACCAAATAACGATGCTGTAATCAACATTTCAGACGTTAATCTTAACTTGAACGTTAACAACTCAAACGCATTGAGGCTTGCAAACTACAAGAACGCTTCTGGCGTTACCGTTAACTTCGAGAACGTTGCTTGGACATATGAGAACACCCCAAACAAGGATGCAGCAGATTGGGGATGGGCAGGACTTATCATCTATCAGCCAGCATCAGCAGACGTTGCACTTGGCGGTGATTTGTCAAAGATTCAGACTTGGAACTTCAACTTCATTAACTGCAAATACAATGGAGTTAAGGTAACTGCTAACAACTTCGGTGAGAAGAACCAGGTATTCTACCTTTACAACATAGGCGGTGATGGAAGCATCAAAGACCCAGTTGCAAACGGTTTGACATTGAACTTCGAATAATTGAAACGTTCTCTTAATAATAAAAGGATAACTCAAGCGTTATGAGTTATCCTTTTTTTTCTGTATATTTGCTTTCTGTTATAACAATTGGGAATGTTTTCAATTTTTTAAAATTATTAAGAATGAATACATTTGTTAATCTTTCTCCAATATAACCACCAATTCTATATTGATAATCTATTGTGCTATTAGGATATACCGATTTTAAATATTTTTCAACATTATTTCCAATTCTTTTAACAATATCAGTTCCAACTATATTTACATATTCATCCAGAACATCAAATATAAATTTAATATAGTTTTTAAAATCTTCTGATTTCATAATAAACATATTATATGGAATTAATATTTTTCCATTTATGAAATTATGCCATGCTTTGGCGTATGATGGGTATTTATCAGCAATTATTCCTCCAACAATATATAAATCTTCTACGTTATGACAGTTTGCATAATCTTGTTTAATTGTTCTTGTATCATATATAATTGGTGTTCCAACAATTGCATCATATTCTGAAAATATTTTATCCATATCCGGAATGTCATTAAGGAAATTAAAATATTTTCTATAATGGCAATATCCAACATAATTTTTCAAATCATAATTTTCAGCAATCCATTTTAACATATACAATTCTGAATAAAATCTGTCATCTAATTTACTGTCATGCTTACAGTTAATTAATTCAAGACTTGATTGATTTTTAATTTCATGGTTTCCAACAATCATTTTATATACTTCGTTTTTAACTGGTACTTTAAATGGTTTGTATGTTCCTATGAAAATATCTAATTTATTATCATTCTTAAACAATTCAACGAGATTAATTGATTTTTTAACGTTGTCGTTGTATTCATCTATTATTTTTTGTTTTTCTTCTCCATATTCAAAGCACCAGTTATTTTTTAAATTTGTTTGCGATAAACGCTTAAACATTGTGTGTCTTCTTTCGAAGAAATACTCATAACCAAATCCTTTGTCGAAATGTATTGCAAATATTTTTTTACTTTCATAAAGATTTATTTCTGGTATTGGATTTGCTAAGTGACATCCAACTTCATATTTCATGTCATCTATTTTATTTGGGTCGAATAACATGAATTTTCCAAGGTTTTCGAACTTTCTATTTGTTTTTTGCTTATATCCTTTTACAATAAGTTCATGCAACAATTTACCTTCTTTATATTCTGGTTTTGACTCTCCACGTAATGCGTACCATGATGTTCCAAGTACATTATATCCATTATCTTTCATATATTTAAGTTCTTTTTCAAAATCATTAGAAAAAAGAACTTCATCCATATCACAAACAATAACATAATCAGCAACACCTTTTGATTCTTTCCAACATTTATTTTTTATATCTTTTTGTATTGAATCATTCATTCCTTCAGTTTCAAAACGCCTTATTTCAATCCAATCAAATTGTTCAAGAAATTCTATACTACCATCAGTAGAGCCATTATCATAGACAACAGCTTTTGTGATAGGTATTCTTTTCCAGTAATCTATTACAAATGGTAAAATATCCATTTCATTCCAGCATAAAGTGTATAAATGTATAACCATATATTTTTTCTATAAAAAATAAAAAAAATATGCGCAATAACAATAGTTATCACGCATATTGAACATTAACTTTTGACAGTTCTTTTAGATAATTTTTATAATTCTTACCGTAAGGAGAATCGTTGATTTCATCACTGTTATTATCATTTTTTCCATCAACAATAATTTCATCACATTCAAAAATACTAATTGACTTTAAATCATCGTTAGAATATACAACTCCAACTAGTGTTTTAATTTCATCATCTATATCATCAGTATATCTGGCCAATATCAAAGACCCATCTTGAGAATGTGCTTTTGCCGCATTTTTTAACCCTTCTTTGGCTTCTTTTTTGGAATTGTATATTTCTTTATTTCTTAAAAAAGCCAATTGTGGAATTATATTAAGTGCCATAGTAATATAGTTATTTATTAACAGAATTATATGTATTTTGAGAGACTAAAACAACATTTGCTTCTCTTAACTCATCAAGCGTTCTTGAGTTGGTATAACTCATTGCAGACCTAATATAATCGGTGAAGTTTTCCACCCAAGTTGCCATTGTATAACTAACTGGAAGTGTTTTTTCAATTCCTTCACTGGTATGAACTTTTTTACCTTTCATAGCAACTTGTCCTGCTTTTGAAGCCATACCATAGAATTTTGCATAAACTTCACCTATTAAATGATTTTCTTTTTCTACCTTTCTGCCTTTTTCTTTCATTTCACTAATGAATTTATCAGTATAATCACCAGTCCAAAAACCATTTGTATATTTAAGATTCTCATATCTTTCAACAGGAAACCTTAAACTGATTTTTTTAGCGTGAGTACCTTTATCTATTACTTTGACAGCAGATGACTCCATCATTCTTGCAAATATACTTCCACACATCACATAATCAGCCCCAAGTGCTATCGCTTTGATAATATCAGAATAATTTCTGATTCCTCCATCAGCAACTATTTTTGTTAGTTTTTCTTTACTGATACCACGTTTTATAAATTCTTGTTTTATTTCATAAATTTCTGAAATTAATGATGCAATTGGATAGCCTATTGCTGTGTTGCTGGAAGTAATACATCCTGCGCCCGTACCTATTGAACATCTTACGTAGTCAACTTGGCTTTCAACGCATACCCTATATGTTTCCGGGTTTGCTATGTTTCCAACCATTACTTCTATTCTATTACCATATATTTTTTTAGATGCTCTGACAAGTTCATATAGCCTTGCAACGTGTCCATTAGCAATATCAATAAGTACTTTAATATTATCTGCTGTTACAATTTCTCCTTTTGTAAATTCTTCTTCAAATTCTTGCAAAGAAAATGCTGCCCATTTACCGTCACAAGCATAGTCAATTCTTATTTCCAAATCTACAGTTCTTGGAAGAATTGGTATTATTCCATTCATTGCAAATTTATCAAAATTTTCAGTTCCCACAACACTATCCATTGGTGCTGTGAATAATGGTAAAAATCCATTTTCGTCATAAGGGTTACATTCTGCCCGATGATTTATCATTGATAAAACAGAAGGTTTTACCATTACATCATTGTAACTGTATTTCGGTGTAATTTCCGTCAATTTTGCCATTTTCCAGTCCGTTTTCGTCTTTATAGTATAAGTTTATAATTGCTTCTTTATTAATAGCAGAATCTATATGTAATATTGTTCTCCATGCTTCATAACCATATCTACTTTCTCTTATTCTAAAAAGGTTCAATTTTTCATCAATTTTAATAACAGTTCCAGTACGTTTTATATACCAACCGTCATAAAATTCTACCGAATCTCCAATTTTAATATTATGTTGTAAAAAACACTTTCCATCAACAAAATTTTTCCATTTCTTATTTAATTTATAAAAATATCTTCTTTTTGCTGACCTGTGGTCTCCGGAAAAAATTCTATTATACTTAAATATTTCATAAAAAAGTCCTTTGATTCCGTGTTGTTGAAACAAATTACATAACACTCTTTCTGAAATTAAGGAATTTGGTCGTCTATTACACATTAAGTTACTTTGCCTTATCTGGTCTCTTATTACTGGATATATTCCATTATCTTTTAAAAACCTATACAATAATTTTTCTATTTCCATAATGATTATTTTTTAACGTCTGTTGAACCAAATCCGCCATCACCTCTTTCTGTCTCAGAAAGTTGTTCCCTTTCACTAAGTTTAACATTAGGGTATGGTAAAGCAACCATTTGACCTATTCTATCGCCAACCTCATATGGGGCAAATAACATTGGATTTTTCATTGCTTCCGTCCAACCACGTATACTTTCTTTTGTGGCTTCCTCTACACTTTTTCCGCCTTCAATTGCATTCCAAAATTCTATCATTCTACCTTCCAGCGCATATTGCCTAAGTGACGTTCTATTTTTATAACAGAAAATTATTTCTCCACGATATATTGCAGAATCAGCTATACCAACATGATTGCAAAGGTATGCTTCTTTTTTTCTGTTTGAACTTCTTGGAAAAAGAAATATGCCATAATGTTTATCTGTTTCAAACGCTAAACCAGTGTGGTATATATAGCAATCCATTTCATTGTTGTATTCCGCATCAATCGCCGTTAAATCCATACCCACATCACCATTATGCGCATATGTTGGTATTACTGCCCTTTCATCCAATTTTTTAAATTTAACTTCAAGTGGCTTTAAACCTATTGCTTCTTTTACAAAAGTATTGAAATCTTTATCATCATTTGAAATTTCAATCGACCCTTTTTTTATTGGAATTATTCTTGAAACTCTTTTTCTTTTGACTGTGTTACCTTTTTCTTTTGAATTTTCAGATAATTCATTTAAAGTATTAATTTTTCTGAAAATATCATTCACCTTTTCTTTTTTATATTCTGCCATTATTCGATTGTTTTAACAGTGTTATTTGCTTCAAGGTAAACCATTTCATTTGCTTGCCTTACAATTGATGCCATAATACTAGAATGCCATCTTGCTTGGTCATCACTTAAGTCTCTATCGTTTACAGTCATAGCCTCTGCTTCCTCTGCTGTGAATTGAATTCCACAGTTTGTTGCAATAATAAGTGAATGTAAACCTGTTCTAATAGATGGTTGATTTGCTGTGTACTTATAAACCATTCCTCTGTTCTTAATTTCCCACTCATTATCGTTTGGCTCTAATCTGATAGCCTTTGCTATATGATGAAGCAAACAAACCTTCACAAGAGAGTTTTTATCTACTTGCATTTCTTTTGGAAACAACTCATTAATCTTAATTGCGTATGGGGTTAACTTATAGAGGACTGTGTTTACCAAAGCACCATCAAATGCCAATCCACTTGAACCGTTAGCACTAAAGGTTGCATCGGCAATCTTATCACCAAAATCTTCCGCCAATTTGGTTGTATCAATGCCAAGTTGGTTTAACTTTTTCAAAAAAAGTTCGTAGTTTTTTAATTTATCTGCCATAATTGTATTTTTTAAAATTAAACATTTACACTGCAAATATACAAAAAAAAAGTTAAAAACAAAAAAAAGGCTGTCCTTTTTTGGAAAAAGAAAAGCCTTTAAAATGATAGGTTTAATAAAATATTTTTAATTATGTACAGATTTATCTACAATTGATTTATAAAATTTCACTCTTTCAGCACACACGGCAGCAATAGAGTATTTATCCTTTACATAATTGTATAAGTTCTCTTGCAATTTCTTAAGCATTTCAGGGTCGCCAGCAAGTTTGTTGATGTACTTAACCCAATCCTTATGATTCTTCCTTGAATCTACAAGTAGGCAATTTCCATTTTCATTTATCTTGCCTCCAAATTCAATCATAGGTACTGAATCAATTGTATACGCACCAAAGTTCTGTGCTATAAGAGCAGTATGCGTAAATCCTGCTTCAATTGTCTTAAGTTGAGACTTAACCTTGTTAAATTCGTTCTCCTTCAATGGAGCAAGTAGAATATCAACGTTCTCGTAGTGCGTAGCATATTCAGTAATGTTACGAGTCCACATTCTTCTGTACTTATCATTAACGAATGGGTCATCAACATTCTTCATAAACTTCATAAGAAATTCCTTATGCTCAGAAGAAATATTCTTATAATTTCCAGTAAGAATTTTCTCGTATGTAAACCAAACACTCTCTTCAGGTTTAATAGGGCGTTGAGTCTTTTCTCCGGTTTCTCTATTATAAGTTGTAATTGTGCCATTTGTGTCAAAGCCACAAAGAACAATCTGAACATTATCAGCAGTATTGCTTACCAAGTCACCCAATAATTCAATATCGTGCAAGTGAGAAGAACCACAAATAATTCCAACTCTTACTTTGTCTGACTTTTTCTTTTCTTGCTGATACTGTTTTTCATCTGGATTAATAGCATTTGGGAACACAAACACATTTTTATTGTGCTGCTTTAAAACATCGGCGAAGATTGGAGTTGTCGTAGTAACATAATCTGCCAACTTTAAGTGATTAATAATTGGTTCGTGCCATCTTTCCTTTTTAGCAGTTAATGACATTGGGTGGTCGTTTCCAAGTTTAAAGTGGTCATCAATATCAAGTATTACTGGAATTTCCAAGAACTTAATCATTTTCATTATTTCACAGTTTTTATCCAACTGCTTGTGAATATGAATTAAATCGTATTGTTTGAAAAATGTATCAAGATTCTCTTTTGGAAGACTGTATACAATATCTACATCAAAATCATCTTTATAATTTTCTGCAATGTAAACGTGTGGGTCAACTGACCTAAACTTTCCTACGCCAGTACGGTCACTAGGAATGACTAACATTTTAATTTTTTTATCTGCCATAACTATATTATTTTATCTTGTTATCATATATCCCATAGAAACTCTACCATCCTCATTTCTAAATAGACTTGCCCACAAGAATGGGAACTCTCCTGCTGAAAACCATCTTCTAATTGTTTTAGGAGATTCTGGCATCATATCTGTAGGGCCAATGTAATACTTTTTGAAATAGTCGTACACGTATTTCGCTACTTCGTCACAATCACTTATATAAAGTACTTTTTTCTTGTATTCATTTGTGATAGACATTCTAATATCTTCACGATACCTTCTGTCAAATATACCATACATAAACAAAGCATTTGGCATTGCGTACATATGTTCATTATATATTGCCATCAGTTTTCTTGAAAAATCATTAAGCATAATGGTTTTAATCTTTTCCAAGTCTGGGTGGTCATAATCAATATCTACACCACAAGTTATACCATAACCAACTACGTGTAAACAATGTTCTCCATCTTTCTCTATCATATTTATTTTTATAAAAAGTAAAAAATAAAAAAATAAAGTAAATAAAAAAAGCACTCAATAGAGTGCTTATTTTTTAATATTTTTCACAAATTTTAAATCTGCTTCGTATAAATCTCCTGCTTTAGTTATTAGGTTTATTTTTTTGCTTCCAACCTGAACCATTGATAATTCATTATTTTCAGTTAGCATTTTCTTTCCTAAAGCATTAACATATTTCTTAACTGAACTTTCAACTATGCTTTTTATTAATTCATAATCAACTTTACCAACAGATGTTTGCTGCTGTGGTGCATAATTCTCTTGCATAGGTTGAGCATTATCACCAGTTATGCCCATCTTATCCAATACTGACCTATTCGGGTCAAATACGCTTTGGTCTATGTAGTTATTACTGAAAGACTCAAGTATTTCCTTTGGCAAACCTTTATTGATTTGTGTAGGCGATTGTGAAACATACTGAGGCTGTTGTTGCCTACCTTCAACAAACTGCTTCATTCTGTCATCCATTGCATTGTATAATGCATCGTTGTTATCGTCTGAGTAATTTTCAGATATTCTACCTATAGACGTTCCATTTGAGCCATAAGAAGGGGCAACGTTTTCAAAACCAGTAACGGCAGGAGCACCAGAACCTTTTAGGTTTCTATAGGTTCTTTCTCTATCTGCTTGACGTTCTCGTATGATTGCGCTATCTTGCTTTGCATCCTCATGAATCATTTTTCGAGCTTTGTTCTTTATTGCCTCGAACTTGCTAGTATCCATTGCCATTATTCTTCGTCTTTATCTTTTATATCATTATTTTTAGTGTTTATTGGCCCCTGTTGAGATTGCTGGGGATGTTTAACACTGTTTTGTAACATTACATTATCTTGAGCTTGTTTTTCTGCTTCTGCTTTAGCCCAAATATCATCATCGAATCTGTTAAATTCGTTTTCAGTATCTTTTATGTTTTTGGCATACTGAGCATACTTCTGACTATTTGGCTGAGACGTAAACACATTTTTCTTTCTTTGCTGATTTGCATATGGAACTGGGCCTTGAGAGTTCTTGGCGTTGATTTTAGGGGCATTTTTTACAAAGTCTCTTTGCGCTTTAACAAATGATAATGTGTCATCCAAATTATCAAAGTTTGCTTGGAATAAGACTTTTGCTAAAGTTCCATCACCTTCACTGTTGTATTCTGGTGCAATATCATATCCTTGCTCTCTAGGAGGCATATTGAATGTTTGTTTTCTTGGCCTCCATGACGTTACTCTATTTAATAAAAAGAGTTTCCACTTAGGTTCACCTCTTAAAGTATCACCTTCTACTTGAAACGCTCTTAGTGCTTCATTACCTGCACTTGTGATACCATAAGCATAAGGTTGAATCAATCTTTTCCCTGGTGCATTACTTTTTTCATCAACATATGTTATTTCAACATATCTGTGATTTCCAATAGCATCAGTTACTTCGTTTGACCCAACCGATTCGTTTAAAACCTTCTGTAAAATCTCACATAGATTTAACGCCATAAGTCAGTTAATTACATGTGTTTAGTTGTCTGACCAATGTAGTATTGACCTTGTGCAACATTTTCTGCGGTGTTAACTAAGTCAGCACCATACTGATTTTCTGGATTATACATTGAACGTGCCATACTTCTTTCACGGCCTCCAACATCATTTCTTCCATAAATATCATATGAGCCACCACCGTTAAAAGTGTCAAAATTGCTATAGTCAATCATATTGGTTGGTTTTGTGCAATCTGGAAGCCATGCATTGTGTCCACCATGTCCAGTACCTTTACCTTGAGGGTCGCCGTCACTCAATGCATCAGCGTGAGTTGGGCCATATGGGTTCTCGGCATTATAGTCACTTCTTACAATCTCTTGACTTCTCTCGTCCATGCCTCTTTTCTCAAGACATGTCTGACCGTTTTCTAACATTGCCATATCTGTATAAATTTTAAATATTTTATTTTAATTATAAATAGTTTCTTTTTAGTTTTTTAGTATTCTATTATAATAGGCTTTTTCAATAAAGATTTTCCTGAAACTCTTACTCCATAAGCCTCTCCATTTTCAAGTATAACATCGAACACCTCTATCTTTGCTCCAGATGCACTGATATATACTTCTCTTTCTTCTCTTAATGAATAGCAGTTTCTATATACAGTTTCTTTCCAGTTAATATCTTTAGGGTCAACCCAACATTTTAGTTTTATTTCTGATGTTCCTACACCTCCAAAACTACTTCCACAATATGCTTCTCCGTGTCCTTCTCCCCAACTAAAACAATAACCTATATCATAATACATTTTTTTAAGATAGTTGTAATAGTTCTTATTATGGTCATAATCAAAATCCGGAGAATTGAAATAAGGTATTTTTATATTTCTTTCAATATAAACCAAACCCCTATCATTGATTGTCATACCGTCTAACATATCGTAATCACCAAACTTATCAGCAAATTCTTCTCTTAAGTTTTCTTGGAATTTGCTATCACCCATATAGGTTAAGTAATTGTCTAAGTTATAAGGGTCATCTAATACATCAGTTGTTTGTTCAAGAAAGCCCCTTAGCGTATCACATTCATCGTAGTAATTGTTACTTGCTTTGAACTCTTCATAGTCATCGAAAAGGTCTAGGAACCACTCTTCAAATATGTCATTTTTATTATAGTGTTCATATACAAATGTTTCACATACTAAAGATAGGAATGCTTCTTTATAATCATCCTCAGAAATATCATCGTTCTGATAATCTATTTCTCCTTTAACTTCTTCAATTTTGTTTTCAATATCGTGTCTAGTCCATTCACTTGCAGGAAGCATACCATACTTTCCAATATCTTCTAAAAAATCAACATAGTGCTCCCAGTTATTCTTTTCAAAATATGCATATCCATTATCATCAAAATTAAAAACTTGTTGGTCATGATATTCTTTAAGTGCAAGTAATTGGCTTTCGTTTACAATTATTTTCTTTCCTTTTTTAATTTCTTCTGAGATTGCAGAAAGAACTTTACTACCGCCTTGGATGAATATTGATGATAAGTCGCCTCTACAATGATATATGTCTAATATCTTGTTTACCATTACAAGAACTTTTTCTGGCGGAAGATTCTCATCATATTCTTTCAATATATTCATGATTGGTTCAATGCCGTAATCAGAAATTCCATCACTTCCGTCAGGTAATACCATCCAATCTCCAGTTATACCTATTTTATATAATAGTTCATCAGATTCAACTTCCCAATATATTTTATTGCTTTCTGAATCTAATCTTAGTTCATTAAGTCTGTATTCGCTTTTGTTTTCAGCGTTGTACGCATTGACATAATCTAAAATATTATTGCTTTCTACAGGTAGATTTTCTTCATCACACATTTCTATTACTTCACTAGGTTTAACTTCCAATGTGATTTTGTCGTAGCCTTCAACTTCAATAAATCTTCCATCTTTATAATAGTTGTGTAAGAAATCTTCGCATTCTTCTGATGGAAAATTAGTACCATGACCACATATATCTGTGTTCGCTATGAGAATTGATGTGTTCTTCATTATAATTCCCATCCAATGATATACATATTTAGCAGGAAAACTTGTTAATGTACCAAAGCGTGTGAACTCTCTTAGAGCCTTTGCGTACATTTCTGGGTTAATTAAAACCCCCCAATTTTGTTTTCCATCTGGATTTTCTAAGAATGAACTAAACACATAGGATGCTCCATAGTCATAATAATAGTTTTCAAAAAAATAGTCTATACTTTCTGTTAATTTAACAGTAGCACTACCCATTTTGAGGTCTTTATTCACATCCTTTGGCTTAACAGGATTTTTCTCTAATTTTGGAACTTGAGGCACGCCTGGTACTTTTTTAATTGCCGTTCTCATTTTCCTCAACGTATCGTGAGCCCAATTCTTCATATCATTTCCACCAGGAAGAATATATCCCAAGTTCTTTGCATTAACATCATCATCGTTAACGCTCATATTCTTATATTCGTGGTCAATCTTCTTTATATCAGAGAATGATAGAGTTTTATCGCCATTGTGTATCTTGTCCTTTTTGTTTGACCTCTTGTTATAATCATCATCAACAATAGAGCTAGCACGCTTAAAACCCTTTGACTTTTTATATTGGCCAAAGAGATTTAAGTTTTGTTTGATTTTATTAACAAGTTTATCTGGTACTTTTGCTTGTTTTTTACCAAGCAATTTTCCTTCGTCTTCTATTATTAATGGCATAAAATTGTTTTTATTTAATTAACGCACTGCGCCTCCGCCCCAGCCAATACCTGTACTTGACCAAGTGTTGTCAGTGGTGATGCGACTTGAAATTTTATCGGCAGTAGGCATCTTACCGTATTTAGGGTTGCCCTCATCGTCCTGCACTGTTGTTGTTGGACTGTTCTCAGTTGTATCGCCAAATTCTTTAATATCTCCATCCTCAAAGTCTGGAGCACCAGTTTGGCTTTCAATTAACTTAGCGAACAATTGTAGTTGTCCTTCATTTAACTTTATTGTTTTCATCATACATCTTTTATTATTTATAAATATTTATTGATGATAAATAATATTGACTACAGATGGCTAATTTAAAAGACAATAACTATCATAATCTTAAAATTAGGGTAAATAAGGATGAATATTGGGATTTCTTCATAAACAAAGATGCTTATGGAGCATTCAGTTCCAATAGTAATGCCATGTATGATGCTTGTCTTATATCATATATTGATGCGTCATTGTCTGAATGCATTAGCGCAGATACGTGGCTTTATAGCACAGAAGATTATCAATGGGAGAGTGCATATACTAAAAATAGTGTTTTAAACAATATAGGCTATACTGGAATTGATAATGGCTTGATTACCTATAGGAAAGATAGAATTAGCAATAAAGATTTTTTTAATATATTTACAACTTCTAAGTATGAAATTAATGGGGATGATAATAGGCTTAAGTTACACGCTGTCAGTGGTAATACTTTGTTGTACGATTATCCTGTGCAACTTGACAACGACAATGGAATAATTAAGTTCAATGGTGGGTTTTATCAAGGATTTTTTAAAACAAAATGTGACGAGTATCAAATTCTTCCGTCAACAATGGAGGACTTTGACACTTGGGGTTTTGAATTTGTGTTAAACAAATGCGAATTTGAAAAGGAATCTGATAAAACATTAAACGACAAATATCCAGATAATAAAGGCATATTCTTCTATCTTGGAACAAGAGCTGAAAATAAATGGATTTATCTTTATGATAAAGATGACATTGAAGGACGTGAATCTTGTTTTACTTTATCTTACGATGAGTACATAGAAGGCGGAGAGATAGATAAGAAAGATTATATTATTGGGAATTTTTATGATGTTGACCCAGAATTTGTACAAGAATTCTTAGATATTGACGAATATTTAAACTTCAATTATTATGATGATTCACTATATACACCAAGTGAAAAGGATTTGATGGGTGACTATGTAGAATGTGAAGGAATGAGTATTATGGATGATTATCTTGATTATGATATAAAGCCTAGAATTATTGATGAAACCAAGCCTCACATAACTATGGATAGTTGGTGTTGTGATATAGAAGAAAAGAAAACAAAGATAAAACAAGTGTCATATTTCAATGCTTGCGGATGCGTAAAACAAGCATACGTTAAAGTACCCGATGATAAACGGCCAGTTGGATGTGAATTGTTTGGAGAAGACTATTATATAGATGACTTTGATGGACTTGATTATGACACTGATTACTTTGAAAACGAATTAAATATAGTTGATTTTGAATATGAGACAGACAATGGTTTCTTACTTACATCAGCTAATGATTACTATTTCTACACAGATAATAAATTTTTATTGTTCGACAGAACTCCTAAAGGATATACAGTAAGAGACTGGGTAGAAGGTACACAGATGATGTATTTTGGTAAGAAGAACAAGTTTAGAGAAAACTTGTTTATTCTTATGAATAGAACCTGCACTGGATATACAGTAAGAGACATTGACAAACTTAGAGACCAAGCAAACAACAAGTACGATGATTTATACAACGACATTTACAACAATGCGTTTGCTTTGAGAATTAAGGATGATGGTTCAATAGGATATAGATATTTGGTGCTTGATTGCGAATCTGATAACAACGGAAAATATACTGTAGAAGAGGGATATTCATTCCCTGGTGTCATTTCAGATTGTGAATGGCACACAGTACACGTCAAAGTTAAAAACTATATTGGAAAGGTAAAACTATATTTCTATGTTGATGGAAAACTCGTTTACATAACTAAAGATTTACCTAAGTTTAATTTCCACGCACTTAACGACCTATATGAGAAACAAGAAGGTGTTCCTTTCAATATTTCACTTGGAGGCGGAACACAAGGATTAGCTGAAACAGTGCAGATAAACTATATGTTAGAACCTACAAGGGTTTATCCTTTGGAAGAGAACTTTGCTGGAACATTCATAGGATATATGAAGTCATTTAAGTTTTATAACTGTAGTTTGGAATATATGAATATATTGAATAATTATAAATGGGAAAATAAAAGATTAGTATGAAATTAACAGAAGAGTATTTGAATAAGGTAATTAGTGAAACTATCAACAATTACTTAAATGAGGGAGATAGTGGCATACATATTAAACCAGAAAATAAAGGCAAATTTACAGCCACTAAGAAAGCAACAGGTAAATCAACAGAGGAACTTACGCATTCTAAAAATCCTCTAACAAGAAAAAGAGCTCAGTTTGCTTTGAATGCTAAAAAATGGAATCATAAAAAGAAATAATAAAATGAAAAAGATATTATATGCCGCCATAGTATTATTCTCAATGACATCTTGCGCATCAATTGAAGCAATTACGCTAGTAGATGGAACAGTTTATACTAATTTTGATGCGTATGTGGCATATGACGTATATACCGAGCTGTATGATAATGGAGTATATGAATACAAGCCTATATTAATAGGGAACGATATACTTGTTGGCAGTAAAATCCAATAGTGTATAGATATACAAAAATGAGCAGCCAATTACGCTTGCTCATTTTTTTTGTCAATATGGATATTTTCTGAGAAAAACAAAATCTATCTGATATTTATTAGAAAAATAACGAATTAATACGTATTACATTATGAATAAGAAACTTATAAGATTAACAGAACAAGACTTACATAGAATCGTGAAAGAATCTGTGAATAGAGTACTGAATGAGGTGGGTGACACTAAACGTGGTCAATATATGCTTGGTAGACTGAAAAATAGACAATCTAATGGTGGCGGAAAATTCGCAAGAGGAATTAATTATAACGATGCAAGTGATTATGCATATAAAGCAAATGGAAACTCATACAGTGATGATTATCAACAAGGTTATGAAGATGAAGAGAAATATGGAAGAAACGCAGATTCAACTTGGGATGGAGACAAATATAGAAGAATAAAGTTTAACTATGATACAAAGCAGATGGAAGATATGGATAACATAGGAAAGAGATTCATTGATTTCATTGAAAAACATCACGGTGGCGCATTACTGCAAACGATTGTTGATTTTGAAACTGGTAATGAGACTGGCACACCAACTTCTCCACTCCCAACAATAATTCCAGAATTTGAGGAAGCGGTAGTTGGTCATAAATGTACTCCAGAAATGAGAAAAGCAATAAAGGCTGCATATAATCAATGGTGGAACTATGCAGAACCAATGCTTACTGATAATTATTAATACTATAAGAGCAATCATAACAGTGGTTGCTCTTTTTAATATTCTATATAATTGGTTATGAAAAAGTCATCTATTATTCCTAGTTTTAATGCTGCTCTATACGCTGTCTGATTTTTCTGAAAAAATTCTGTTTTTGTCTTATATTTTATTGCTTCCTTTTCAATATTTTCATAAGTCCAGTAATTTTTCTTATGCTGTTTTTGTTTAACCATCCAATCCATTTCATCTATATAGCCATATCGGTAAGCAGCCAGAAAAGCACTTAAGTTTCCTTTTTGAAACTCTTCTTTTGTGGAATATTTTCTAGCTTCTTCCATCATATTTTCCTTGCTTTTCCAATAGCCTTTAGGGAGCTTATTGTTTTTTACATCAAGCCAAGGCATTTCGTTAATCCACTTGTTTTTTAACGCTAAATTATATGCTGCCTGAGATTTTTTTTTAAATTCAGTTCTACTTTTGAACTGCTTTGATTCGTTTATTACATTATCCTTAACAAACCAATATCCTTTAGGCTTTCTTTTTCCTTCCATCTTTAAACCAAGTCATTTCATTTAAATAATTATACCTAAAAGCCGCCCAATATGCACTTTGATTACATTTTTTAAATTCGTTTTTTGTGCTATATTTTCTTGCTTCTTCAAATAACATTTTTTTATTTTTCCAATACCCATTAATAATTCTTTCTTTTTTATATAGCCATTTAAAATCTTTTAAAATATTATATTTTCTTGCTGAGTTAAATGCCCCACCACATTTTTTTTGAAATTCAGTTACTGATTTATATTTTTTTGCTTCGTTTATTATGTTTTTTTTATCGTTCCAAAATCCTTTTTTATAAATTTCTTTTTTAGGCATCCAAGTCATTTCATCAATCCACCCATTTTTCATGGATATATGAAAAGCTTGGCTTGCGTTTTTTTGGAATTCGCTTCTAGTTTTATATTTTTTTGCTTCCTCAAAACATTTTATTTTTGACCATTTACCTTTTGCCATGTATCCAAGGCTTCCACATGGGAGCTTATTTATTAATGTAATACCATTATCTTCATAATATTTGGCCCAATAAGTTTCTCTTTTAGCCCCTTGCAAAACCGTCAATCCCTCTTCCAATATCTCCATTTGAGGAATTTCTATATTATTTTCTTTTGCAAATCTGTATACAGTATCATTTTCTCTAGTCCTATGCTGTTTATCCCTAAGTTCAGGATAAATTGTTCTCCCAACATACACAACATTTTCGTTTTTAAAATGATATTTGTAAACAACATCTATTGGGTGTTTGTAAACGTTTTTCCTATTTAGCCAAGTCATTTCGTCTAACCACCCATTCTTTTTGGCAACTCTGTATGCCCCGTATGATTTTTTAGAAAATTCAACCCTTGAAGACGACTTTTTACTTTCTTCAAATGTTTTTTCTTTATCTTCCCAATATATTAATCTATGTGCCATATTTTACATTTTTGTTTCGTTTATATATGTTTCTATATATAAATATTAGAAAAAATATAAATATAGTCAATAGTTTTAATATTTATTTAAAAATAATTGAATTAGTAGAAAATAATTAATAAATTATGGCAACGGGACTTTATTATTATAAGCTAGTTAGTGAATATCCTGAGGATGTTACAAAGAACTGTAAGCTAACCGTATCAGAAATTGACCACGACTTCAAAACATTAAAGGATGAAGACATTAAGAGTGCAGAGCTTGATGAAGTAACAAAGTCTGTTATCCTTACCAGAAACAACGGAGATAAGTTAGTTGTGGACTTAACACCAATACTTAGTGGTGCAGTTTACGACCTTGAAGTTGTTTACGAAAACCCTTCAGATTCAGGTGCTTGTCAAGGTGCTAATTTGTATATTACATACAGCACACTTACAAGTGGTGACGTTAAAACAACTGTCACTGTTCCAATTACAGGATTGGTTAATACTGAGAATATCAATGATGTTCTTGGCGGCGGTTTGCTTTCACGTGTAATTACTGATGGTAGCCTTACTGGTGAAGGTACAATTAATTCCCCATTAGGGATTATGTCTACAGAAAAAGACAGACCTGCTGTTAAGCTCATTGACAAAACAAAAGGTGAACAGTTACCAACAACGTTTACGATTGGAACAAGGTATATTACAAAGGAATATACCAGTGAATTTGGTTATCTTTATGATTACTATGCAGTACAGAAGATTAATGAGCAATTAGCAGCAGAAGGTAATGGATGGAGAGTTCCTACAAAGGCTGATTGGGATTGCTTGTTAAATTCTATTGAACCTTGCGAATACAGAGACCATAATTCAGCAGCTTGCCATCAAATATTTGGTAAATATGCTGGTAAGAAATTAAAGTCTGCTTGTGGATGGAAAGGTCAAGATGATTGCGAATGTAAGATAACAAAACCATTAAGCGGTCAGTATTGCGCCGATGATGAAGTAACAAATGAAGAGTTAGAGGGTTATGACGAGTTTGATGTAACAGACCCTAACGATGTTGAACCAGCAGCACCAACAGTTGAGTGCAGTGGAACAGATGATTTTGGAATGGGTATATTACCAACAGGATTTAATCTTGATGGTGGCAAATTAGAGAATTACTTCAATGAGAAGACTATTTTCTGGACAACTACTCATATCTACAATGACTTAGGTCAGGACATCTACACTAAGATGTTTGATTGGAATACTTGCGGAGTTATTCAGGAGGCTTTATGCCCTGCTGCTTGGTTAAGCATACGTCTTGTTAAGGATTACACTGGTAGCAACCATTTTGAGACAGAAACAATTGATGGAGATAACTACAGAACAATATTGTTCCCAGATTGTGGTACTGTTTGGACTGCGACAAACTTTGCAAGCACAAAGGATGAATATCAGCCAAAAGAAGCAAATATGGGTCAGAACCCTTATAAGAGAGTTGTTTACTACATCAATGTTTGGAACGGTAAAGATTGGGATAAGAGATTGCTTAACGAGGGTGAGACTGTTGTTATAATGGAAGGCAACCCACACTGTCAGTACAACATCGAATACAGAGTTTACACAGAAGATGATTGCAACCAGATATTAGTTAACGTTGATGATACTGTTGTTGAGCGTGTTCTTGACACTGTTATCCCACTCATTGACGAGGAAAGAAAAGAAAGAATTTCTGCTGATACAGAGTTATGGGAAGCATTAAGTGCAGAAACTCAGGCAAGAATCGAAGCAGATGAGCAAGAGAAAGCAGAGCGTGAAGCAGCAGATGCAATCTTACAAGAAGAGATTGAAGCAGAAATCATAAGAGCACAAGATGTTGAGCAGCAACTTTGGGATGCAATTAACCAAGAATCACAAGCACGTGAGGAAGTTGACCAACAACTTTGGGACGCTATCGCAGAAGAGGCATCTGCAAGAACAGAAGTTGACAACCAATTGTGGGAGGCTATCGCACAAGAGGCTCAGGCACGTGAAGAAGTTGATAATCAGCTTTTGACAGCAATCAACAATGAAACGGCTAGAGCACAAGATGTTGAGCAGCAACTTTGGGATGGTATTGCACAAGAGGCATCAGCAAGAACAGAAGTTGATAATCAGCTTTTGGATGCTATAGCACAAGAGGCTGCTGCAAGAGAAGAGGTCGATAATCAGCAGTGGGCTGCTATTGAAGAAGAGGCAAGAATAAGAGAAGAGATTGATAACCAGCAGTGGGACGCTATCAATGCTGAAATTGAGAGGGCAAAGGCAGAAGAGACAAGAATAGAATGCCAAATCATTGATAACCCTGCAAGCCCAATGAATGATGCAACCGGTACTGTTACTAAGACAATTGATGGAGTTGCATATTATATTTTAAAGGTTAATGGTGGTTTAACTCTTTATTCAAAATGCGGCACAAATGATATTCCACTTAGATTGGATGCAGATTTTGGAACGTTCTAATAAGAAAAAAAATATACAATAAAAAGTATGGAAAATATATTTGATAGACTACAATTTGTAAGAGGCCTTAATCCTTTAAGAGAGGATGGTATTTTCAACAACAGAGAAGATGCTGTTAACTACGTGATTGAAAAACAGGTAGTTGATAGACCAACTGTTGTCGGTGAGCCAATGGTCTTAAGATATGATAGTGGTAGCGCAACAAAAGGGCCTCACGTTATTCTAGCAATAGGTTCTTTAGGTGTAGGAACTCCTACCCCAACAAATAGAACATTCTTTATCGACATTCAAAAGACGGAAGAAGAAATTGCTGAATTGGACGAAAAGTTAGAGGCTGCTATTAAATCACTCACATTTATTCCTCTTGAAAGCGAAACACTTAAACTTCAATCTGAGAAAACAGATGATGGTACTATCTTAAGTGGTGATGTTAAAATTGCTGACTACAGAATCGTTAGTGGTAGAGTTAACGAAAACATAATTCAGACAGAAGGCGATAAAGGACTTTATGCTTTTGTTGATATGGATTATGACCCAGAAACTTTCGTTATCACATTTAATGTAAATGGTGTAACAAAGGAATTCCAACTTCCTGTTGACCAACACGTAGTTAGAGGATGGTATGACCCAAGAGAAGAGTCAATTTTCTTGAAATTGGCTGATGACTCTCAGGTTAAAATCCTTGTTACAAAATTGATTGAAGAGTGGACGGTTTTACCAGACGGTCAGACAATTAATGACTATGATGTTTCAGGTACAACTGTAAACTTTACTCCTATCGTTTTTGCAAGGACACACGTTGGTTCAAAAGCAACAGAACACGAAGGAATTTATGAGTGGCAAGATGTTCTTGAAGCAGATGTCAGAGTAGCAGACCATATTACTGATAACATTCTTCACAAAGATAGAACCGGTAGATACCTTTATGTAAAGGGTACTGCTGACAACATTCTTTATAAGGATGGCCAGACAGTTAAGGATGCATTGGATAATGTTGACTGTAAAGTTTCAACTAGTGCAGGTAATTTAATTTACAAGCGTCCTGATGGAATATTTGCTGCTGCAATGCTTGATTATGATGCTGCAACAAATAAGATTAAATATAAGTATTCTGATGGAAATGCTGGAGAAATAAAAGAAGTTGAATTCCAACTTAATAGCGTTAAGGTTCTTGAGGATATTACATATGACCCAATCAATGAAACAATCGTTATTAGATACATTGACGCGCAGGGAGAATATCAGAAAGTTGTAATTCCAGTTAAGGACATTATTGAAGAGTGGGATGTTAACAACGAGGCTCACAACATTTTCTTGAATAAGTATCGTAGTCAAGGACAAGGTAAAGACATTCTTTCTGCTGATGCTAAGATACATGAAGGCGATAATAATATTCTTGAAGATAAGAACCACGAACTTTATGTTAATGGCGTTTCAAAGAATATTAAATATGATGTAACTGGTGATACAACAGTTAAAGACGTTCTTGATGACCTTTCAGCAAGCACAGAAGCGCTTGATGATAAGATTGACCAAGAGATTGCTGATAGAACTGCTGACATTGAAAGAATTGATAACACTATTGGCTCTGGATTTACAGATGACCCTCATCAGAACATCACCGCTAAATTCGAACAACTTACAGAAAGACTTTCCACAGAAGAAGAGCGTGCTCAATCAGAGGAACAAAGAATCGAAGAGAAACTTGATGCTGAAATCAACCGTTCAACATCAAAAGATGATGAACAAGATGGAATAATTGATGCAATTGAGGAAGAGATTGGCGACGGCTTTGGCCCTAGAAACACTGTAAGAGACGAAATTGATAATTTACAAGCAGAAATTGAGGCTGTAAGTGCTGATTCAGTATCAAGTCTTAAAGATATTATCAATATTGATGAGTCTATTAACATTGATAAGACAGAGCCGACAAAGCCTGTTATTAGTGTTAACTTAAGCTCAGAGGTTGAAGATGAAAGATATAACATCATTAAACTAAATGCTGATGGATTATTTGCTAATGTAGACCTTTCTTACGAACAAACAGCAAATAAACTTATTTTCCACACATCAAATGGTCAACCAGACAAGGAGATTCAACTTGATAGTATGTCTTCAATCATTAGTATTGAATATATACCATCTTTAGAGGTTATTAGAATTACTTATCTTGCAAATGGGCATGATGTTAAGACAACTGACGTTCCTGTTGGTGATTTGATTAATGAGTGGAGAGTTGAAGATGGACACCCACACGCAGTACAACTTGAGAAGGTTAGAATTGCGAGCGGAACATCTGAGCAAGATATTCTTAAGGCTTCTGTAATCATCACAGATGACCACGATGATAACATCTTGGTAATGGATGATGGAGCATTGTATGTTCCAGGTGCTCAAATAACTCAGAATGCGCAAAACATTGCTGCCCTTAAGGACAGAATTGATGCAGCAGAGTCAGATATTGACGCACTTGAAGATGGCCTTGCTGATGAAATTGAGAGAGCAACATCAGAGGAACAGAGAATTGAAAGCAAACTTAATATTGAAATTACACGTTCAACAGAAAAGGATTCTGAACACGATACATTGTTAAGTGGTTTAAGAACTGATTTAGACAATGAGATTAGTCGTGCAACTAATGAAGAGGAAGAAATCAAGCACGCATTGTCAGCAGAGGCAACAGTACGTATTTCAGCCGATACTTCCCTTCAAACAGCAATTGAAAATGAAATTGCACGCGCAACTAGTGCAGAAACAACATTAACTCATTTAATTGAGGATGAGGCTGAGAGAAGAGAAAGTGGCGATTCACAACTCAACACTAAGATTGAGACTGAAACCACACGTGCAAGAGAGGCTGAGACAAGAATTGAAACTGCACTTAACAACGAAATTGCAAGAGCGCAAGCCAAAGAAGGTGAACTTAACACCGCAATTGTAAATGAGACATTAAGGGCGCAAGCAGCCGACAATGAACTTTATCAGAAGATTGCAGATGAAAAATCAGCAAGAGAAGTATATGATGCAACTTTAGATTCTAAGATTGACGCAGAAAAATCAAGAGCACAGGTTACTGAAAATACTTTATCTGGAACGATTATAACTGAAATCTTGAACAGAGAAAACGCTGATTCTATTTTGACTAGTGCTGTTACTACTGAAACAACAGAGAGACAAGCCGCAGATGAAGAACTTAGAAATTTAATTGATTCTGCAACTCTTACATTTGATGACACCAATTCAGTTGATTTTACAAAAAGTGAAGACAATAAAGTAACCGCTGATGTTAAGTTAGCAAATGCGCCTGATAATATTATTCTTATAGATAGTGCAAAAGAAGGGTTGTTTGCTTCTGTTGATTTAGATTATGAACCAGCCACAAATAAAATAAAATTCAAAGTTAATGGGGCAGAAAAAGAATTCACTATATCTGCAGGCTCTATACTTGAAGATGCTTGGTATGATTCTGTCTCTAAAAACCTTGTGTTTAAGACTAAAACAGCAGAAGGTGAATATGTAGAAGTTACAATACCTGCATATGACTTGTTTGATGAGTGGTATCCAGAACAGCCAGTATCAGGAACTGCACTTTCACTTACATTAACTACAGGTAGAACAGACCCAACAACACACGAACCATTACCAAATATACTTTCAGGTAGTGTCCTTGTTTCTCCATTGGAGGATAATTTATTAATAATGGACACTAATGGACTATATGTTCCTGGCGGTAGTGTTGAAACTGCTGAATGTGCAAACAAAAAAGCAGATAAACTTTACAATCTTCTTTATGGAGAGGGTGCATCAATGTCTAGCTGTGGCGAAAGTTCATCATATATTAGAGGAACTGGTTGCATTATAAGTGCTGCTACGTCATTCAGTGAAGCAGACCAAATGCTTAATGACGCATTCTGCCAGTTTATTGATGGTTGGGAAGTTTATGGATTTGATACACCATCAACACACACAGATTGGCTAAAAATAGGTCAGAATAGACATATGTTAGTAGACGTTAGATTATCACACGGCCTTAATGCATATGAAAGTTCCGGAATGACTGATGATGACCTAACAATATCTGATTTTAGAGGTGATTACATAGAACCTACAGTATCAGGGTTCTCAGATACTAATGTCCTTAGAATCGTTGATTTAAAACAAGGAAAAACAGGTGAACCTCTTGAGGCTGATAATAAATACAATGGTGTATACCTAAGTAACACTTGGGATTGCGGATTGTATTATGGCACAACAGAAGCAGATATTGCAGCAAAAGCAGCAGCAGAAGCAGCTGGATATGTAACTGACTACTACACTGACGAAGATTCAAGTGCAAGCAATTACAATTATATGAATAATGTAAGACAAAGCGACATCTAAATAAGAAAAAAGGTTAGGATTTCTCCTAACCTTTTTTTATTCTTCAGGATTTCTATCTATGTAATCATATGATATATCATCAAATGCTAAACCACCAGTTGTTGGCGTCATAGAAGGAATCTTATTAAAGTGGAATCTCATATCTGTATCTAATGATACAACATCTAAGATAAATTGAGGTATCTCACCTTCATCTTCAAATGCTTCAATATCTTTATTGGTTAACATATTCAAAGCCTCAAGATATTTTGTATTCTCTTGCTGGAATAATTCATTTTCTTCTTTCTTCTTTTCTTCCAAGTAGTTATGAACAAGATTATTCCAATCAATTCCACATTCTTCTATAAATGGCGGTACTTCTCCAATTTTAAGCCAATAACCAATTTCCTTTTTCTCAGGAGTCATAAGTGCTTCGTAAGTATCTTGGTCTGATTCCTTATTTGGATAGCCTGATACGAGAACTGATTCTTCTTGAGTGAAATATTGCCTATCTTCTGGATTTGTAATAAGAATCTTATTTCTAATATCAGGTGAGAAACAAACAAGCAATGGAGTTATTCTATTATTGAACTGCTCTATATACTTTTCTGAATTATATTCCAATCCATCAACATCACTGCAAAGAATATTTTCCTCACTTTCGATAATGTCGTTTGAAACCAACTGACAGTTAAGTATTATTTCATCGTCCTCACGTGTAACATATTTTTTAATAATTTCTTTCTTATTTGCTGCTGTGAGGTCTTTAACCTTTGTTACTCCATAATTGTCTAACTCTTTCTTGAACAACTCAGTTTTCAACTTGTTAGTAAGTTCAACCTCTTCACCATTTTCATCTTTAATATATTGATGTGTTACTTTCTTAACATCAGAATGTCCTTTCTTTGTACCTGTATTGATGTAGTAGATTGTATCACTCACATTAACATTAAGATTCTCTCTGATTGCCAATTCGTACCACGCTTGTCTTGACTTCTTATTACCTGCCTTTGTAAGAGTATTGCAATCATCTTTATATTCTTTGATTGTTTTTTTAATTTTACCCTTTGAGGCAATATCCTTAATAGGGATTTGGTAATTGTAAATTCTTGAAATGTAATCATAATAATTCTCCAAGAATTGTGAGCCATTACCATGAAGCAATAGGTTAACGCCATCGTCAATGAATTTCTCAAGATAACCAGGCATCTTTCTTGACTTAATAGTGTTACCAACTTTTTTAGTCTTACCATTTGGCATCAAGTCAGCATAGTTCTTTCTTGCGAAATTAATTGTTGCATCACAATATTCATCAATACCAAGACCCATCTTATTAATCCCACCGTTATATGCTTGATTAAGATAGATGTCCTCAAACTCAGCAACATCAGCCTCAACTCTTGTATAAGGTTTACCCTTTTCAGTGTTACGCCCAAGACCCTTACCAATATAAGGATGCTCATCTGTATATCTGAATTTATCCTCTGGAGGCATTTGGAAGTTAAAACCATCGGTATTGTGACATACTATCATACCAAGTGCATTTACGAATGTACCATTAGCTGATATGTCATATACATATTCTGATTTACTAGTGATATTCTCACAATTCCATACTTCATCTTCTTTCCTGTCTGAATAATCTTCATTCAATAGATTTCCACGATGATTCCTAAGTCTGAAACTGATGAACTCTGGTTTATCGTTCCTATTATGGCAACGGAAATTATAATTAAGTTCTTTCATTAAGAAATAAAGACCAGCCATAGCAACCTTTGATTTCTGACCAAATTCAATACACTCATCAATTGTGTCGTTTTGGCCATCACCACAGCAGAAACCGTCCAAGAACGCTTTCTTAACTTCTTTCTTAGCGTTAAGTATGAACTCTGGAACTTTCTTATATCTGTATGAAGTATAAAAATTGTTAGAGAAGAACTTAGCGTTTTCAGCATTTTCCACAACAAGGTCATATACGTTTGATGATGTTCTATGGTCTTTTATGGCTGCTTTTAAACAGAAACTATTTTCCATTATTTCTTTTGCCTTATTGAGTCTGTCAAGAGATTTATTGGAAATCTTCCAGTTAGCCCTTTTGCCCCTATGTATGACATATTCACCCTTACGTTTGGAGAAATATTTCTGTGTTCTGTCGCAATAAACAGAACTGCCATCGGCCATAAAGAACCCAAATAACCAGGCTTCCTTATCTGTTACGGTTGAACTAGCAAAATAATCAATGTCATTATTGTATATTTCAATTTTGTCACCACGAACAAGTGTAGATGGTTTTACTTCATTACCACTATTATCGAACAACGAATGGTCTTCCGTACAATCTATTACCCCATTTTTAGTTTCAACTCTTTTTAGTTGTTTAGTGGTTTTATGCTTATACACATATTCGATTGGTTTCCAACCGTTTCTAGTTAAAACCTCATAATTTTTATGTGAGAAATCCCTGTATTGCTCTTCACCAAACTCAATTGCTTCGTTATTGTTGAATATGTCGCATATTGGCATGATGTCAATTCTTTTATCTTCTCCCCTGACTAGTATAGGTGTATCATATGTAACGCTATCACCCACAATTGGAGTATAACCCAAATTTGTAAAGTGTGAAATCATAAGTCTCAATGACATACGGCCAATACAAGTTGTCTTTTCTGCCGCATCAATATCGCCAAATGGGAACACCATAGGGCATCCATAACTACCGAAGAATGAGTTTGCAAGAATCTTAAGAGGCAACTGCTTTTTATCATTTGCCATCTTTTCAGCCTTCCAATACTGAATTTCTTCTTTTAGTTTTCTCTTTTCTTCCTCAGTACCTTCAAATGTCTTTAGTTTCTTTTCTAACGCTTTAGCCTTTTCTCCGGCATCTGCTTTCAAGTCCTTATATTTCTCTCGGTTTGTAAGAATATACTCCAATAGATAAAGCATAATGTTATCAATATCAAGTGGAGTCTTAACCCACCAAGTAAGGTCAATTGAAGGATAAAGTGAGTTGTAGTCAAGTTTTACAATTCTATCTACATATCCAGTTCTGATAAGTCGAGATAGACCTCCTGTAAACCTTTTATTTGCGTCTGATGATGGAACTGCAAGATTGTTTTCATAGCACCAAGCCAACATAATCAATTTCCAAATTCCTGCTGTACCCATTGTACAAGCACGTGTAAATGTTGTTGGCAAAATTTTTGAAACCAGAAAGTTTGACTCATTAAGTTTTAACTCAACTTTATCAGTTTCCCACAAGTCATCCAACAAGTATCTTTCAACTATATATCTACCACTTGTAGGCTTGTACCCTTCAAGAAGTCCTCTGCCATCTTTTAATTCATACCAATCTCCATCTGTTTCTCTAAACGCATAACTATCTGTTAATACGTTCCAAGTTTTTGTAATCACATTTCCTGGAACATATACTCTGTTAGGCTTATTTAAGTCAAGATATTTTGTAGCATATTTCAAACTTGCCGATTTCATATTTGAATCAAGTGCTTGCGCACGTCTTACAGCGTGAAGTGAATCAAGAACACTAAAGCCCCAAGCAACTGTTGGTCTGTAATATTCCATTTCACCACCAAGTTTAAGAATTGATTCCTTTTTCTTTTTATAAATTGGATGTTTGAAGTATCTCATTGACATATCAGCAAATGTTGTTCCCAACATTTCGCATCTTACAATAAGAAAGTCCCAGTCGAAATTCTCTGAGTTATGACCTGCTATAATGTCAGGCTTTTCAATTGCAATTGTCCTCAAAAACTCATCAATTGCCTTTAACTCATTTATTTTTCTTTCCTCTCCTTCTCCTGTGATTGTGATGATTTTTTCAAACCCTTTATTCGTGCGCATACCAATTTGGTCTATGGCGTGTACACGTGGATTAAGACCTTGTGTTTCAAGGTCAAATAAGAATCTCTTTAAATCATCGTAGTTTTCATATCCCTTGAACAATCTACGTCCTGTTTGAATCATATATTGCTCAACTGGAGATATTACCATAAATTCTTTTGAGCCTCCACCTCTATCGTCTTTTTTCTTCTCATAAACAGGAGTTCCTGCCTCGGTAAAAAAATTTAGGAAGCGAGAGTAAGGCATTCTCTTAGTTGAATAAAAAAGGTACTTATAACCGTTTGATAGCCTGTCGCTATCTACACTATCATCCGTTCTTGTAATAAGTTCCTTAACGTTGATTCCAAGTTCTTTCATTTTGCGTCTAAGCGTTCCTCTGTTACCACCGAACATTCTTATACACGCACTGTTTTTAACCCAAGCAAAAGGCTTGAAATCGTCCCTTTTGACTCGTTTCTCTCCATTTTCATTTAGGTAAACAATGTTAACCCTATCATCCATATAGTCACATTCAATGGTTACAATATGTTCCATTGGGTCGTGTCCGCTGAGAAAGGTGTTTACCATTTCACCTGTAATTTCTTTCATTAAGAATCAATTTTTTAGTTAGTTATTCTTGGAATTTTAAGTTTTCACTTTTAGAAAACATCAATTCATATGCAAATATATATATTTTTTTTTGAAAAAAGAAACAAAACGGAAAGAATTTTTAAATATATTTATATATAAAATTGTTTGTGTATGAGTAAAGATATTATAAGTGAAGTAATAAATAATTATATAAATAGTAAGTGTATGTTAAGAGAATATAAGAATCCTAACGATGCAGAAACCGTTAGAGTGTGTGGCGACACTCTACAGCAAATGTATGATAGGATATTACAACAAGGTTCTTCAAAACGTGAAATAACGATGGAATACTTGCAAAGAATAATTGGTGAGATTAGACACCTTGAAGAAATGATGAGATAATATGCAGGAATTTTATATCAAAAAGGATAGTTTGCTTCCAATTCTTAGAATGGAATTAATAGAGGACGGAAGACACGATTATAACAAATTTCACGAGTTAATTCAGAATAGCAATATTACGTTTACAATGGTTAATAGAGAAACTGGAGTAACTAAGATTGCTAAAGCCCCTGCGTATATAAAAGCAAGAGAAAATGGTGGCTGCGTCGAACAATACGTTATCTGTTATGATTGGAAGAAACGAGACACAAAAGAAGAAGGTAATTATATAGGAGAGTTTAATATTGAGTTTGGAGAACTTAAAAATGATGACTATGATTATCCTACAGGTAATCTAAGAATACCTATTCGTGAAGACCTTTTGATTGTAATAAAATAAAAAGCAGCCTCAATTGGCTGCTTTTTAGCAAATATTTTTAGTTTAACATTAAAATATTTTTTAAGGCTAATTTTCTTTCGACATCATCAAGAGATTCTCCAAACATAAAATATATTCTACCATCATTTGGGTATTCTTCGTAAGAATCTATATTTTCAAACGCCAGTGCTACAATTCCATCCATGCAATCTTGCATACCAAAACAACAATTGTCTTGTATTAAGTCAAGTTTTATTTTTGTTTTAACAATTTTTATTTCAGTAATATATTCGTCTGACGGAATTAACTCATTTACAAGGCAACAAGGCTTATATTCAAACGCATCACCCCAAAATTCATCTGGATTTTCAGTGAAAATAAATTCATATCTATAATATCCATCATTTTCTTCTCCTATGAGTCTGATAAATCCTAGATATACATCTTTTAGTTCTTCTTCCATTATTCCAGTTTTTCACTTCTTAATTTTTTTAGCTAGTGTTGCTTCTGATTCTTCTTCAGTTTTTAATGGTTCAAATGAAGCAATTTTATCTGTTTTTCTGTCAACTTTCATCGTTCCAACTATTTTGCCTTTTTTTAATTCTTCCTTTATAAAATCTTCATCAGCAACATCATAAGCCTCACTTACTTTTTTAATTTTAGAAAATTTGTCATTAGGCTCTAATTTATGATAAATATCTTTATCTCTATCTTTTTGCCTTTCTTTTAAAACTTTTGTATCTTCTTCAATTACATCATCCATAAGCATTTTTGCTCTTTGTGATATTGTTTCTTGTTTGCTAATATCATAGTCTTGCGATAAAAAATCTTTTAATTCTTCTTTAAAATCTTGTTTTTTTTCTATTTTTTCTTTTGTAAAATTGAAAAGATTTTTTGATGTATCTATCATTTCCCTTGTCTTACGCTTTTCAAACTCTTCGCTAGTTTCAGCCCTTTCTTCATTAATTGGTGTTTCTTCAATTTCTATATCTTTAATGTTGAAATTGCTCAATTTAAATATGACAGTTTTTCCTTCTTTAACTTCATATTTAATTTCTTTAATTTTGTATTGGTTTAAACCTAAATTAATCATAACATTATTTATTTTTTTCTGCTATTATTATTTTATCAATTACTTCTTCTTTATTATGTACAATTTCAAGCATTTTATCAAAATATGTATCGTTAAATGATTGATAATACACAGTACAAGGTTTTGTTTGGTTCAATCTATGAATTCTATCCTCACATTGTAAATTATCAGCAGGCACAAATGAGAAATTATTGAAAATTGCTACGCTTGCTGACGTGAGAGTTAGTCCTACCCCTGCTGATATTATGTTTCCAATGAATACTTTTACAGAATCATCATTTTGGAACTTCTCAACTGCTTCGTTTTTTTTCTTCTCAGTTAGTTTTCCGTTGTGATAAACACAAATATCTCCAAACTCTTCTCTAAATTTGTTTATTTCATTGTCGTATGCACAAAATATAACAATTTTATGATTTAATTCAATACATTTTCTTGCTAGGTCAATTGTTCTTGGAATCATTTTATCAGCCAACCATTGTCTCATAATGCTTGTTTCTTCCAATTTCTTGTACTTTTCAGCCTTTTCCTTATCTTCTTGAAGAGAAACATACTCATCCCATAGGTTTTCATATGAAATTTTCTCTTCTGGAGTCATTTCATAGTGCAAAAACTTGATTCTTTTATCCACGATATTATCAAATTCCTCTTTCAACCTTCTTAAATAGTATGGCTTGATGATTTCTTGTAGCTCCTCCATATTTGTGTCCTCTCCAGGAATGCACATTTTCTTACATTTCTTCTCCAATATCTCATCAAGTTGGCGTTTTTCATCATTTGATAGATGAAACCAATCTGGTTTATTAACTTCCCTACAAAATAATGCTGTGTGTGCGTCTCTTTCGTTCTTTTTATAGAAGAGTTTTGCACCACAGTACCTTACCATATAGTTTTGCCAATCTTTTGTAATAGGAACGTCTATAATCTTCAATATGTTATACAAATTTTTTGAAGAATTTGTAATCATTGTTCCTGTTAACTCGAAAATACCCTTTGGATTGCTTCTTTTAACAAGGTCTGATAGTATTTTGAAACGTCCAGACGTGCTATTTGATAATCTATGAGCCTCATCAATGATGATTAGGTCATATTGTGCTTGGAATAACTGACTTTCAGCCATTGCTTCCTCAATAATCTTCTTACTTCTTGAAACAATCTCTTTTTCTTTATATTCAGTTACTACTTTTCCTTCTTCATTAACGTTTAATTCCTTCTTTTTAATGGTCTGGGTAGGTATTTTGTAGAAATTATCCAATATATCATAGTTAATTATTGTGAATTTGGCATCTTTCCACTTAGAACCTTGTACAATAGTCATATTATCATCATCTACAAGCGTTTTTAACTCCTTCTCCCACGTTTTTTTCACTGATGATGGAGAGATTACTAATATATGTTCATATCCGCCTTCAAGAGCCGCTAAAATGGCTGAGAAAGTCTTACCGTAGCCCATATCAAGGGCTAATATTCCTTTCTTTCTTGATAGTAGGAATTTAACAGCCTCTTTCTGATGCTCGTATATTGTTCTGCCACTCTTTTTCTCGTATTTAGAGAAATCTACCTCCAAATTATTATAATCTTCTATCAAAAAGTTTGTTAAAACCGCATTTTTTGGTGCAAAACACAATATAGCCTTCACTTGTGACTTTCTATATTTACAATAGAATACATAGTGAGTGCTTGTTTCACCCAAATACCATCCAATGACCAGTACTTTAGGCACAAAGTCTATTGACCACTTATCTCTTAATTTTTCACCCCACCAATCTGCTATTTTAACCAGTTTATTTATAAAAATAGGTTCTTTATCGTGATTGTTTAATATATATTCTGCGTGAAAATCGTTAAGAGTCATGGTTTTATACGCATACACATCATTTTTAAGGTCGATAATGTATGAATTATCTCCTTCATAGTTCTTTAAAATGTCATATGCTTGCTTAATTTTGTCTAATGATAAAGCCATTTTTCAAATATATTTTATACTCTGTATAAAATATAAGATTTTTTTTAAAAGAATCAAGTTTATTGTATTTTATACTATTTATTGTAAATAAACTTGTTATGAAGATACATATTACAGAACAACAGAGAAGTAGGCTATTTGAGGCTATGCAAGATGGCTTTAGCCTTGATACTATGGTAGCACAAGGTACGTTTCAAAGACGTGTTGATTACTGCCGTAAAATGCTTGGTATGTGGTCAGGAAATGGCTCAAGCAGAGTTGTCTTTGATATAGACGATGAAACAGTTTTAAAACTTGCAAAGAACAAAAAAGGTATTGAACAAAACCTTGAAGAAATACGTCTTGGCACTGAGCCTTATCTTTCATCATTCCCTAAGATAATGAATGGAAGTGATGAAGAAAATGGTTTATGGATTATTGCTGAAAGAGTTCTTCCTGCAAAAGAAGATGATTTTAAAAAGGTTCTTGGAATGCCATTTAGTGACATTAATGAATTTATTTGGTGTACTATTGCTGGAGGAAGACAAGGATATAACAAGTACGCTGACAATAAAAGACACGAGCTATATAATAAATATGAAAGCAATGAGGATGTAATGGAATTATTCAACGATATACACGAATTGTATATGGGTTTTGATAACAATATAGTTGATTTGAGAGCAGTTCGTAACTGGGGCTTATGCTTACGTAATGGAAAGCCTGCTATGGTAATGTTAGATGTTGGCTTAAGCGAAGATATTTATAACAGATTGTATAATCCAAGAAGAAATAGGTAAATATGGCAAATTTAAAATTTAATACAAAGAATATCAAAAGAGTTCCAATTAATAGAAATAACATTTTCTATTCTGAGGAATCATTTGCTTTTGAAGGTGCTATTGGTAAGAACTATATAGAGCAAGATATGAATCAAACTGCTGTGTTATACCAAGTGGATGCCGCTGAAACAAACATACACGATGTATATGGAGAAACACAGTCTGATAGTGTTCAGTTTAAGACACCAGTAGAATTTCATTGTGTATACAAGGTTGAACAGCCTGAGTTAAAGGCATATGATAAGAACAAGAATATTGGAACTTATATGAAGACTGGTAAACTTACAATTGGAGTTTATGAGGAAACTTTAAAGGAGTTAGGAATAGATATTAAGAAAGGGGATTATATAGGTATTCAGATTACTCCAGAACATATGGAATATTGGAGTGTATCTAACGATGGTAAAAATAATTATGATAATGCTCACACACTATTCGGTGTAAGACCATTGTATAGAACTGTGCAGTGTTATCCGGTAGATTCAAGTGAATTCCAAGCATGATAAACGAAACAGATTCAAGGAGATTTAGAAATTTAGTCTCAACATCACAGTTGGTAAAAAAGATTGCTCAACACGGTTATGATGGTGCTTATACTGAGCAAGCAATATACATTCTTTTAAAGAAGTATGGAATTGAACCAAAAACGTCTCGTGGGGGAAAATCATATTTCAATAAGAAGAACGCTTGCACTTGTATTGACCGCCATATATTCGAACTGAAAGAACTTGCTGAACAATTGGAAGCACAAAACAATTATCAAGAAGAACCACAAAATGATAATGTAGGATATGGTAGAGACGATATGAGTGTTGCTTCTAGAGAATTATTAGCAAACGATGGAGTATTTGGCTCTGATGAAAACGAACTATATACTTACGAGTCAAGAAAAACAATTAGAATTTCAGAGGACAAACTTAGATTGTTTGATGTTATAAAATAATAAAAGAAAAATTTAACTAATGTCATTAATACAGCCAAAGCCATATATGGATAGGTTACGCCTTAGAAACCATGCAAGAGGTACTGAGCGCAGAAGAAATATGTCAAAACTGATTTTGGAGAATGGTACTTATTTTCCAAAACCGGTGGAGTATGAGGATATAGATAAGGCTTTCTTTGAGTGGGTTGATAAAAAACTAGACATTGTATATAATGGCCAGAAGTTACCAACATATAAATTATTCAGTAATCAAAAATTGAGTGAGTATTCACAAACTTGGAGTAACCTTGATGATACTGGTAATATAATAATGAATTTTAAAACTATTACACGTGAAAACAATCCTCAACATGGAGAAAGTCAAGGAGGAAATTATAATGTTCCTGGAAATCGTGACTATCCGATGTTTTATGTCCCAGTACTTCAAGAAAACGGTGAAGAGGCGTATGACTTATACTCAATGAAACAACCATTGTCAGTTAATTTTATGTATACAGTATCTGTAATATGTAATAAGTATGAGATACTTAATAAGTTCAACGAGACGATGCATTATGAGTTTAGTGCTCTAGAGTGTTACATTTCTCCTAATGGCCATCCTATGCCTATGGTAATAGAAAATATCACAGATGAATCAGAATATAACATTGACGATAGAAAGTATTATTCACAGTCATATCAAATAAAGTTGATGGCTTATATAATAAGGAAAGAAGATTTTAAGGTTACAAAAATACCATCTAGGTTTACAATGAAAATAATGACTGACGAAACAAGGAAAAAAAATAAAAAAAGAGTACTTGATGATTGTTGGTTAGGAAAATTAAATAATGTGACAGTTATTGATAAACAGCAAAAGGGAATTAGAGACGAACTACCTAAACTAGAGTATTTATCAGCATTTGAAGTTTGTGAAAAGCCTCTTGATTTACCTACGCCTCCACAACACCCTAATGTTATAGTTGAAGAGGTTCCAGAGTGCTGTTTACCAAAAGAGCCAAATCCATATATAAATAAGACTATGAAACTCATTGCTGATTTCCCTTATTGCGAGGAACGTTCAGTTACTTTCACAATGGACACAGTAATAGACATAGATACTATAGAAACAAACAACGTACACGATTTCGTTATAAAGATAAATGGAGAAGTACAGACATTTGATGATGAAGTGAAACTGAATGTTGGTGACGAGGTGTTCATTAATATAACTAGGGAAGATGAATATGGTGATGCATCACTAACAATAGTTGGAACTGACCCTGATACTGTGTATGATTCAAGAATAAATTATGAATCAGAACTTGATGAGCCAGTGAAAGAGGAAGATATATATGTAAATAAAAAAGGTACTGAGTAATTCAGTACCTTTTATATTATAGTGGTTTCAGCCACAACAGTTTCAGTTGTAGCACTTTCCTTCACAGAAGTCCTTAGTTTTATGAGTTGCTTGATGAAAGTTTGCTCTTTGTTTGCAAACTCGGAAAGATATGAGTGATAGACAAAATCCTTATTTTTAACCTTTTCTCCATTCCCATTTTCAAAAACTAATATATATTCTATAAGGTAGTCATCAACCTCGATATATCGTGTCGTTTGCTTTTCTTGCTTTGGCACTTTTTTCTTAGTACTCTCTGCTGACAATATATTAAGGCACAAATGAGGATTGTAAGGCTTTTTAGTACTTTTTAATAAACTATTTAAAACAATTTTATCCATATGACAACAATTAAAAAATTAATGTATATAGAGGAAATACTGCTCAAAGCAGATAATGATTATAGATACTCTTATACTCTAGATGAACTAGTCAAAAGTGAAAAGTATATGAAAGAGATTGGTGAAATAACCAATTTATTTCTTGCTGTTCAAATAGAATATGGTAAAGTCAATGATGCTAGCGATGAGCAATACAAACAGAAGTTGGTAGACTACCATAATATGTTAATTTCTGGTAAAATTGACATAGATGTCACCAAATACATTGATTTCTTAATGAGTATGAAATCAAAATACCCACAAGATAAAGATTATGTTAAGCAAATAGAAAAATTGGCATCCGAAGAATAACCTTGGATGCCAATTGCTTTTTATGTAAAACCTATTTTTCTAGTTTTCTTTGCAGAAAAATCATTTTTATTTAGAGCATTGTGAGCATCTGCAAGAGTCATAGGCTCAGTAGCATCTTTATAAATGGCTCTAGTCTTTTCCAATGACAATTCCTTAAATTCATATTTAAGTGAAAGCCTTCCCTTTCTAAGAAGTGCCGCATCAACCTTTTCCAAATCACAGTTGAAAGTACAAATGAACTTTATTTTCATTGACTCAGCAATAATGCCGTCAGTGAGGTTAAGTATTGTACCAATTGATTCGTTGTGTCCACTATCTCTGCTAGATAGAAGTTTCTCACAGTCTTCAAATACGATAACAGCATTTTTATTCTCCTGCAAGAACTCCAAGAACAAACCATCACTTATAGACTCACATACAGATGTATCTACGAAGATAAAGTTGGTTTCTCTATTGTCATTGATAAGAGACTTAACCAAAGACGTTTTACCTGTTCCAGGCTTTCCATACAACATTATAAGTCCTGCTTTATCAGCCCTTATAATTGCATTCATTTCCTTGAAAGGCACATCATCATTGTAATTTGTGCTGATATTGCTCTTCCAGTCGTTGAATTTGCAAACTGTAGTGTCAATTGAGTATTGACCTCTGTAGGCAATTCTGTAACTGTTTTCATCGTTAATCACATTCTTAGTAATTAATGAACCACAGATAAGATTAGATACAGTTTCCAAATCGTCACGATTGGTTGCTATACTAATATCATCAATAGCACCATAGTTTGATGAATCAACTGCCAGTTTCAGAACTATGCGGTCGCCCACTAAGAAAATTTGATGTTCGTGAATCTGGAACTTTACAGCATCAAATGCCGCAATAAGATTGTCGATAGTAGGAACTAAGTCGATAATATCGTTTCTCCCTTCCATTAATGGCTCGTCTGAGCCAACTGCCTCCACAGCGTAACCGCTTTTCTTCTTATTGAAATGATAGATGTAGCCAATATCGTCAAAAAGATAGGAGAACAACCTTACCTTGGTTATTCCCTCATAACTGTCTATTGACATATCACCAATAAGTTTGATAATGCGTTTTCTAATCAGTTCGTCTAACATTGTATATTGTAGTATTGATTATAAACTTAACGCAAATATACACAAAAAATTTGTTAAATAGAAAAATTTTTAGTTAAAAAAGGTTAACAGTGAGTCTGATAAATATCTCTTTCAGTATTTTTTTTAGATTTCTTAACAAATTATCCAAAACTATCAAATATTTATTATTAAATAAAAATAATAAAGTATAAAATATAACGAAATTATGGCAGATAATGCAAGAGGTGTACATGTTTCTCCTGGTGTATATAGTAGAGAGATAGACCTTACATATGCAGTTAAGAGTCTTGGAATCACAACACTCGGTGTTGCTGGTGAAACCATGCGTGGTCCAGCATTCCAACCAATGCATATTGAGAACTGGCGTCAATTTACTGAAACTTTCGGTGGAACAAGCACAGAAAAATTTAAAGGAAGTCAATATCCTAAATACGAGTTGCCTTATATCGCAAAGTCATACCTTACAGAGTCTAAGCAATTAGAAGTTGTACGTGTACTTGGTCTTAGTGGTTATAAAGCAGGACCAGCGTGGGTTGTTACTGCTAGAATGAATAGTTTCGCTCACCTACCAAAAAATGCAGATGGAAGTGATGGAATTAAAAACAGAATGGTTGTTGCTGTTCTTCGCGCAAGAGGCCATTATGAGAAATACCATAAGTTCGACATTGCTACCGATTCTTGTGAATGTCCAATAGACGGTTATGATAGACTTGTTTATGAAGTTGGTGAAATCAAGAGAGAGAACGGTACTTGCGAAGTTGTTGGATATAACGACATCGTTAAATTAAAGCCATACAATCCATTGTATGCTGCTGGTAACGATTGTGATGGATATGAAATTAATTCAGGTAAATTAAATAACGACCCTGACAACAGACTTGTTTCTAAGGTTAGTGCAACAAACTATGGTAGATTCACTATCTATGGTTACAGAAACTATCAGAAAACTAAGACTGGTGTTGTAACATATAAAGATGCTTATGGTAATGAACATACATTACCTGACAAGACTTGGCATGATGTAGGACAGGGAGAGAACGATAAGTACTACTATGATGTTACAGACCCTAACTATTTTGAGTATCCAGTATCATTGAATCCTTATGATAAGGACTTTATCTTAAAGGTTATTGGTACAGACCCTCAAGATGGTGATGCTCCTATCTATTGTGAGTCATTGTATGATGTAGCACTTGCACAGTGCATTGCTAACACAGGCGCAACAAAGGTAGACGGTATTAATCAGGATTTGGTATTCTATAACGTTTATGACCCAGCTGACTATGATGGTTTAAAACCAATTACAGGTATGCTTACTCAGCAGGAGTCAGGCCTTGGAAGAAGATACCTTGGTCAGAGAGTTGTTGCTGATGAGCACACTATCACAACCGGTGAAACTAAGAATGACCCTTGGATTAATTGTCACCCATATGATTATGAGACAAATCTTCCATTAAGAGTTAAGGATATATTTGATGTTGAAATTACAAGCGTCAACAGAAACACACACGTTGTTAAATATAAGTTGACGATGAAGGCAACTGGTGACACCTTCTCACAGGAAGAGGCTGACGATATGAAGGCATGGGATAAGACATTCGAACAAGCAAGAGGATTCTACTTCACAGGCAACACAGCAACTAGTTCTTTCACAGGAAATGGTGATTGGAGCGAGGAAATTCCTGACGATGAGTTGAAGAAGGACTTCAAAGAAAAGATTGAAGAAGATTTGTTGATGATTAAAATTAACAACCTTCTTATCGGACAGATTTTCACAGTTACTCAGTACACTGATGAACAAGGAAAGCGTCATTACTTCTACAGATTCTATCCAGAAGGAAGCATTAAGAGATGGGCAGAAGGACAAGGATATGCTACTGGTACAACAACTATTAATTCAGGAGATACCACAACTACATATTACACTTGGGGTATTGACCTTGTTCCATTAGTTGACAGATTGATGTCAGATGCTGGTACTACAAAGGTTAACTTTAAGGATGCTTATTGCACAACAGACGCTCGTACAGGCAAAATAGCAAGTACAAGACTTGTAATGGTTAAGAACCTTTCAGATGGTCTTTACTACAGATTAACTGATGAGCAGTATGAGTATAACACAACAACTGGTGAGTTTGATATTGTAACAGCATCAACAGATAGTACATTCCCTAAAGTAATGTTCGTTGACTGTGATTTGAACAACTATGCATCAGCATTTAGATATGCTTCAACACCTTGGATTGTTTCTAACTTGAAGGGTGACTATGAGCACATTGAAATCAATAAATTGTTCAGATTCCACACTATTTCAGATGGTAACAGTTCAAACTATGAGGTTAAAATCTCAATTGAAAATATTCGTCCAGATGATGGAACATTCGATGTTTTAGTTCGTGATATTAACGATAGTGATGAATATGTAATGCCACTTGAGAAGTTCTCAAAATGTACATTAACTCCTGGTGACAGAGGATTCATTGGCTATAAGATTGGTACTATAGATGGTATGTATGAGTGCAAATCTAAGTATATCACTGTTGAGGTAGCAGAAGGTACAGCAGTTGAGCATTCAGTACCAGCAGGATTCTTAGGTTATCCAATGGCTCAGTACGATGGTATGCAAGCAGTAGGCGGCTCAGGTAAATACATTAAAGAAATTAAAACCGGTGAGTTGGATGACAAAGGAAATCCTATATATACAACAGAACATTCAGAGAACTTTGGTGTATTGAATCCAATTCTTAAGTACAATCTTGAGTACAATAACGAAATTAAGAATAGAAAACAATACTTTGGACTTTCAACTAGAGTAGGTGTTGATATTGATGCATTTACATACAAAGGAAAAGCAGCATATATTGATGACCCTTCAATGTTGACACAAGGCTTCCACCTTGATTCAAGACTTGACCCATCTAACTACAGTGGTGGCCACAAGCCAAGAATTACTGTTGATGGTGAAACTGGTTATGTATTCGATTCAGTATCAGTACAGAGCAGAACATCTACCTTAACTGATATTCCAGCAATTGGAACTGAGGCTCTTATGATGGGTTCAATATACGAGTATGTAAATCTTCGTAAGTTCACAGTTTACTTCTATGGTGGATTTGATGGATGGGATGTTTACAGAAATCAGAGAACCAATACTGATGACTTCAAAATGTCTAGATACCTTGGCACATATGATGCTAACAGTGGTGAGGGTTATGCATTCAATAGAATTGATGACCCAGAAGCAATTGGTCTTAACCAAGGTGGTATCACATCAGACTGGTACGCATATCTTGCAGCATACAGACAGTTCTCAAACCCTGAAGCAGTTGACATCAACGTATTCGCTTCACCAGGTATCGACTACGTAAATAATACTACTCTTGTAGGTGAGGTTATTGATATGCTTGAGGAAGAGCGTGCTGACTCAATCTACGTTGTTACAACACCTGATAAGCCAAGTGGGGCTAACGACCAAGTTGGCGAAATGTACACTCCAGACGATGCAGTTTACAACCTTGAGGATTCAGAGATTGATTCTAACTATACTTGTACATATTATCCTTGGGTTAAATATCTTGACCAAGATAACAATCAGTACATCTACTTGCCTGCAACAAAGGACGTTGTACGTAACTTTGCTCAGACAGATAATCAGACCTTCCCTTGGTTCGCACCAGCAGGTCTTGAGAGAGGTGATGTAAACTGTGTAAGAGCACACTTCATTACTAAGTTGGCTGATGAGGATGTTCTTTACGAGGGTAGAATCAACCCAATAAAGACTTTCGCTACTGATGGCGTTAAGGTTTGGGGTCAGAAGAACTTACAGATTCGTGAGTCACAACTTAACAGAATCGCAGTTCGTAGACTTCTTCTTAGAATGAGAAAACTTATTGCAATCGCTTGCAGAAGTTTAATCTTCGAGCCAAACGACCCAGTAACAAAGAATATGTTCTTGACAGCAGTTACTCCAATTATGGATAACATCAGAGCAAACAGAGGTATCTCTGACTATAAGATTGAGGTTAACGATACAGTTGAATCACGTGACAGACGTGAACTTCCTGCAAAGATTTACTTCAAGCCTTACAACGCTCTTGAGTACGTTGTTCTTGACTTCATTCTCACGCCAGAGGGAGTTTCATTCGATAATATTTAATCAAATATTACTAATAATTAAATGGGTAGAGAAATCTACCCATTTTTAGTCTAAACTTATTGATTATGAAAAAACCTAGTAAAATTAATGACATATCTGCTAAGAAAGCGTGGTTTTTACCATCTAGTTTTGTGGCGATTACGTTATTTGGAGTTGCTTATTGCTTATCAAGAGAAATGGCAGATAAAATTAATGAGAGTGATAATATTGATAGTCAACTTGAAAGCCACGAAACAATACACGTAAGACAAGCTGAAAGCACAAAAGACTCGTGGTTTATTTATTATATGAAATATATTTGGCAGTGGGTATGTAATTTACCTATCATATTTGTAAACATATATGCTCCATATAAATTTATGCCTTTTGAATTGGAGGCATATAGGTATCAAGATAATTGGGATTATTGCCTTGGAAAATGTGTAAAATGGAAAGATTATAAGAAACTTACAATTAAGCAAAAACGTAGTCTGGCAAAACAGTACTATCGCAATAAAACATATTTTCCAAATTTCATATATAATAACGTAGACCCACTGTTAAATTAAGAGATTTTTTGTGCTTACAAAATATTTATATAAAAATATTCGAATATGGAAAAAAATAAAAATTTTGTAAAAGATTTGCTTAACGATTTAAAAAATACTTCCAAATATCTTTCAGAGGCATATATCTTTGATGACCATGCAGAGGTTCCTGGTGAGCCTGGAGTTGGCCCAGAAGGATATGAAGAGCCACATGGCGTAGACCCAACAGTTCCACAGCAGCAGCCTCAAGCAGCACAGCAAGGCGATAGTGCAGAGGAACAGGCAATGCACGCACAAGAGGTTATTCAGCATGAACCAATTATAGGAAGAATTAGAGAAACCGCAATTGAAGGTTTGAAAAAATACTCAGATAATCCAACATCTAAACTTTATGAGTTTTTCAAGAAGGTATTCTTGGAAAGTGATAAGGTATTGACTGATACTGGAAGTAAAAATTAATTATAACTATGGCTAAACAAATTATCAGATTAACAGAGGCTGATTTGCATAGAATAGTTAGAGAATCAGTTGATAAAATCCTTAAAGAGTCAGAAGAGCCTACTCCAGAACAACTTGAGGCTATGTTTAAAGATGCAGCAGCAAGAGTGAAGAAGTATAAGGGTAAAAGACAATATCAAAAAGAATTCTTGGAGGCCGCAAAAGAAATGGCAGACTTGAAATTAAAACTTGGTAAATGTAAGATGGTTGTTAATCCTGATTCTGGATTCTCAGATAGAGAAAATGAAAAAAGAGGAATACAGAAGAAAGTAGGATTGCGCCGTGTGATGGGTGATAAGGATATGGTTAAACGCAGAGAGGAAGATATTAGAGATAAAGAAGGTCTAAAAGGCGTTGCAGTTAATGATATTGATGATATTTTAGGCGTATAACAAAAAAATGAGTGAGCCAAACGGTTCACTCATTTACATTATTAGTAAGAACGTTATAACAATTTGTATAAAATGCAATAGTTGGTCTTGTATTAGATTTAGTCTCAATTGGTTAGCCTTTGCATCATCAACGATATAATGAACTATAGTATTTACTACCACGCACCCAAATAATAACCATCCATTTACATTTAAAAGGAAAATTACCGGGAGCATTATGGCTATAGACCATTCTAATGAATGTTCGAAAAGTGCCATTTTATAGTCATTTTTGTACTTATCGTAATTTAATCCATCATCATTACAAGCCTTTACCCACCAAGATTTTTGCTTTAGATATGTGAATTTGTCTTGAAGCACAAAATCATCAATAATGTGGCAAAAAAACATCAATAGCAGTATTTTTATCATAATTCATTCAGTATTTATGCAAATATACAAAAAAATATGCTAAAAAAAAAAACGATTCAATGTTTTTTTAACATAAAGTATGACAATAATATATCAGTTGGCGCAAAACATTCTATAATCAACTGATATTTATAAAGAAAATACGTATTTATTATGAATAAAAGACTTATAAGACTTACAGAATCAGACCTTCACAGAATCGTAAAGGAGTCTGTAATCAAGATATTGAGAGAGACACATAACGAATGGGACGAATTAGCAGATATAAGGTGGCGTAATCGTGATTACCGTAACAACAGTGATGAAGCACAAAGGGTAGGTAAAGTAAGAGGTGATGCCCTTGCAAATTGGCACAAGTTGGTTAAAGACTCTGATAGTAAAGTGCAAGAAGAAGGTTACACAAGTAATGTTAGTTATACAGACGCAAACAAACCATCTAACAGGCCACAAATTGGCACACTTGATTATTATAGACGTAATGATAGAATGCAAGTTGGCCAGCAACCTATGTATAATAACCCTAACAATTGGGATAATACAGAAGGGTGGTATAGCGAAAGAAGTCAAAACAGAAGGGATAGTCAGCCGTTTAATGCTAATATGTTCCCTCGTTCCGCTAACCCAATGTCGAATATGGCTGTTGAGGAATAAGTAAACTATAGTAGTATAAGGATAACTCAAATGGGTTATCCTTTTCTTATACACTTTTCCTATGCATATTTATACTAAAATAAGGAACTACTGCCAACGGGCATATAGTTCCTTATTTTATTTTTGCGTCAACTGCTATATTATTACCAAAATTTTTATAAAAAAACAAATAAAAAATAAAAAAATATATATTTATTATCAAATAATTAATTATTAAATAATAAAAAAGACATGTCAGATTTACTTTTGAAAATGCCGCTCAATTATGAGCCGCTAAGAAAAAATAGATGGCTTTTCAGATTCCCAGCTGACTTAGGTATACAAGAGTGGTGGCTATCAAGTGCTTCACGTCCATCTATTACACAGGATGAGACACAGATTCCATTCTTAAACACATCAACCTTCGTTGTTGGCCGTTATACTTGGGATACTATCCAGGTAACGCTTCGTGACCCAATTGGCCCTTCTGCTTCACAGGCAGTTATGGAGTGGGTACGTTTGCATTCAGAGTCTGTTACTGGTCGTCAGGGATATGCAGCAGGTTACAAACGTGATGTTGAACTTGAAATGCTTGACCCAACAGGAGTTGTTGTATCTAAGTGGATATTGAAAAACACCATGTTGACAACTGTTAACTTCGGTGATTTGGATTATCAATCATCAGACCTTGCAACAATTCAGATGACACTTCGTTTTGACTATGCAATTCTTGCTTACTAATCTGAATTACAGCTATTTAAGAAAAAAGGAATAAGTGTAGCCTTATTCCTTTATTTTTTTATATTATGTTTTATTTTTTAAAAAAATGTTATTATGGATAATAAAGAAATGTTATACGAGTTGTCTTTAAAATACAACACATTAAAGATGTATGAAAATACACTTGACCAGATGAGGAAAAATGGTGTTAGTAGTGAGGAATCAATTGCAAGAATAGAACAAGAGAAACAAGCAGTTGAAAGTGAACTCATTGAGTTACTAAACCCTAAAACAGAGGTTGTTGAATCTGGTAAGAAATCTCCGTCAATAGGTGAAGGTAATAAGTTTATACAAGCACAAAAGAAAAAAGCAGAGTATAAAAGGCTTTACGACATTAGAAAGAACTTTTTCGCAGACATTAAGCCTCTTGGCGATAATAAAGACCAAGTAGTTTACAGAAAAGCAGAAATTCCTGAAGATAAAAAGCCAACTTTTGCTGATGTTCAGGACAAGATTTCAAATTCTCAGTGGATAAGTCATTCAAATTTCATTTTTGAATTCCCTAAGAATGAGATTAACATTGATTCTTGGAGAGTATCAGGATTCTTCTATCGTAAAAAGGAATATGGCCACGTATGCTCTTCTCAGAAATGCACCGGAACAAGTGGAGAGTTGTTTGTATCAGTAAATGACTTTGCTGATAAGAATGAAGATGGAACATATAATATTTTAGCAAAAACAATTCTAAAATTGGATGCAGCAGGAAAAGCACACGTTGTAGGTAATTTGTATGCAAAAATTATTAGTAACGATGGTGAAGAACTTTATACTTTCTGTTTCGAAAATTGCAGATTTATTTGTTCTGATAGTGATGGCTTCAGTTATGAAACAACTGGTTTAAGAAGAGTAAATCTTACTTTTGAATATGATGAGCTTCACGTTTTAGCACCAAATGAGAAACTTGCGCCAAAAGAACTAAGATAAATGAGACAGCCAATTAAAAAAGGCAAAACTATAAATGGCAAAAAGCCTAAGACAAAAAAAAGACTTATTAAACCAAATGGTAAATTAGAAAGAATACACCCTAAGTTTGGAACATCAAAATTGGAGCAAGATTTTGCTGAACAATTTTTGGAAACTCTGGGCGTTGAGTATGT